TATAAAATTTTACCTTATTATTAATTAAATAGTCCAAATATTATTTAGATATTACGTGCGTTTCTATATAAAATGAATAATAAAAATGCTCCTGTAAAAGTAATGCATACATTAGATATGAAACATAGTTATTTATTGAGCGAGTTCAAGAAAGAAGAAGAAGAAATAATACCCGAATTATTGTCACTAAAAAAAGATTTGAAAAAACGTTTGAAATCATTGAGCAATAAACAAATTGACGAACGTTTAAAAATTAAAGACGAATTATCGGAAATTGAAACAAAAATGAGGATTCTAAAAAAGAAGCAAAAACAATATTATTTAAATAATTCCAAACATATTTTTGAATATTTTGAAGATAAGCAAACAATTTCAACGGGTTCTAGTAAAAAGAATAATCGTAATGTATTGAATAATTTTTTTAAAATAAAAGATGTCTCAAATAATGATGAAACCGAGACAAGAAGTAATAATATAGCCAAATATTGGAGGAATGTTAATAATGAAATAACTAATATTAATGACTATGTTGTTCCTACCGACGTCTGCCATTTTTGTCATAATGGCGAATTTATACCTAGAGATGAAGAGGGTATCATGATTTGTAATAATAGTGAGTGTGGGAAATTTGTTCATTATGTATTTGACGGATCGAAACCATCAAACAAAGAACCGCCGAGTGAACCATCATATACTGCCTATATTAGACTGAACCATTTCAAAGAAATTCTTTCTCAATTTCAGGCAAAAGAGACTACGCAAATTCCAGAAAAAGTAATTGACGACATTCGTAATCGTATTAAAAAGGAGCGCATTACAGACATTCATAAAGAATTGAATTATGATAAAATGCGTGAAATATTAAGAAAACTTGGTTATAATAAGTATTTCGAACATATTCAGTTTATAAATTCCAAATTTGGAATAAGACCTCCCATTATGAACGAACATTTACACGAAACCCTATGTTTTTTATTTATTGAGATTCAAAAACCGTGGGCAGTTCACTGTCCGCCTAGTCGCACTAATTTTTTTAATTATACTTATACATTATATCAATTATGTGTTCTCTTGGATCAGACACAATATCTTCCCTATATACCTCTAATGAAAGATAGAGAAAAACAACTTGAACAGGATCAAATATGGTGTAAGGTATGTAATGACCTTGATTGGGAATATCATCCTACTGTTTAAAAAAAAAGGATAAAATTTTAATAGTGATTAAAATTTTATATTGCTGTGTGTTAACTTAGAGTCCGCGGGGGAAGCCAACAAGGTTGGCGCCGATACCGAAACCGGCACCACCACGAGCAGAAGACGCCATAGAAGGAACAAATACGTCGAGTACGGAGAATGTAGCAGCCGCAGTGAGGGCAATTATAACAACCTCCTCTACGTTAAGAGATTTCTTGGGGATAGCGTAGGCAGCAATAGCAACCATGATACCCTCGACGATGTACTTGATGGCTCTCTTGACAAGTTCGCTAAAATCAAATCCAGGCATTATATATTATAAGTAAATAAAAAAAAATATACTTATTCTCTAAAATATACTTAAAAAGTAAAATGACTAAACTATATATATGTCAGGTTTCGAGAGAAAAGTATTAGACGACGGAAAACCGAATCCGAAGTACATTGACCTTTGCGATGAAGATCCTGCTATTTCGGGACAGAAGTTCGCATGTATATCTTTTGTCTCACCTGAAAAAATTCTGAAGCAGCGCGAACTCTTTATTTTTGAAAAATTCATATCCGAATGGGATTTTACTAAATCTATGACAAAGATGAGTGATTTCGTTAATTTCGCTGCCTATAAATATAACCTAAAGGTTGATGATATAATGAAAGATTTCCAAGAATTTGTAAAGGAGGAACACGCAACTTTGAGAGATGCGTCTCTTGAAGAAGATTGGAAGACTTTTATGGATAAGCATGAGTCGGATTTGAACGAGGAATTTAATAGGAAGCACGAGTTCCAGACTTCGGTTAGAGGTTTGAAATTGCGCGGTGTGTTCAATACTCAGGAGGAGGCCGAATTAAGATGTAAGAAGATCCGCGACTTTGACCCTAACCACGACATCTTTGTTGGACCAGTTGGTATGTGGATTCCTTGGGATCCAGATGCTTATAAGACCGGACGCATTGAGTTTATGGAGGAAGAGTTGAACCAGTTACATAATGATAAGGCTGTAAATGAGTCAAGAGCAAAGGAGGAATTCGATAAACGCGTTAAAGATGCTAAACGATCAGCAATTGAAGAGAATATCAAGAAAGCAAATGAGAGTGGTAATGTATTAACACAGAGTTTGAATGAGGAAGGGGATTTGGTAGGCGTTAAGGATACTGTTGACTTTGATAGTCGGGACGCCTCTGATCCAACGAGTGTAAATGTTCGTAACGAACTTGTTCGTGATAATATCAATAAAACAGATTGAAAATATAAATTATAACGTATTTAATACATTATAATTCACTGACGCACAAATATATCTCTATTGATTTTTTCTGGTTGATTTCCTCTCCCTCGATGATTTCCTCTCCCTCGATGATTTCCTCCCCCTCGATGATTTCCTCCCCCTCGACCGCGCCCTCCTCGACCGCGCCCTCCTCAATGACTTCCTCTTTACCGTTTTACTCTTTACCGTTTTTCTTGTGGTAAAAACGTAACCACCAATTATTTTTGACAACATTTAAATACTATAATATAATTGTATATTTTTTTACCAATTCTTTTTTTTTACTATTATATTACCGCCCTTTTTATTTTTGCTTTTGTTTGGGTCATATGCCTCATCTTCGTCATCCGAATTCATCCCTTGAGAAAGATCCCAGAACTCCTTGGAACCCAGTCTAAATTTCGGATGGTTCTCCGCTTTATACCAGAAAATTTGATCAGTCAGTTTATTCGATTTCGCATTATTATTAATAACTAAACATTCGAAATTCTCTGTACAATTATCCATTACAGAACAGAATGATTCTAATGTTGGAAACATACTTGCGTAATTTTCCCATATACGCTTACGATTGGTTAAATATGGTTCTCTCAATATGAATACGTAATCTATATTTGTGCGTAAATTTGGAGGAATACCCAAAGGATACTGCATAGTAATAATCAGCATGACTTTCCAATGACGTCCATTCATAAATAATAAACGCATCATTTTATCACGTGTCCATGATTGATCATATAGACAATCGTCCATGATTACAAATGCTCTTGGATCTATCGTTGTTTTATTATATGTCTCCATTTCTCTTTTCACTTGCTTTAAAACCGTCTTTTGACGTCTTAAAATATTTTCAATTAATGCTGTATTATATTCATCATGTATAAATAAACGAGGCACATGGTCTTTATAAAATCCATTTCCTGCTTCTGTACCTGATATAACTGTTCCAATTGGTATATCCTGATGATAAAATAATAAATCTCTTACCAAAAACGACTTACCTGTATCACGGCGACCAATTAATACTACAACTGGACCTTTATTTTCATTTGGTTTGAATGTAATATCGCGCATGTTAAATTTTCTCAATTCTAAAGTCATAGATGATATATTTTAGAAATATAAATATATTTAATACTATAAACGAAATAAAACGTTCATTTAATATTTATTTAATATTTATTTTAGTTATATGTCCGGATTTGATATTAATAAGAAAACTGATTTCATCGCATATAGAAAAGTTCCCGAAATTCAGTCGGATATTTTAAGAGAAGATTTCGTGGGAACAAATGAAGATATATCGAATAATTATAACCCCTTTCAGGTTAGAGAAATTCAAAACTACCAACCAATTCATTCCTTGTTTTTTAATATGAATGAAACAAACTATAATACTTTCCAATTAAATCATGCTTATCATTTTAAGGATTTTAAAACGGTAGTTAATCCGTCGGGTGATATTATTCAAAGGGAAACATTTATCAAATATTCACCTTTGATTGATCCCATTCGATATTTGATAGGTAAATTTAAGAAAGAACCGAACTCTATGCTTCAATTACCTAAACTAAATGATACAACATCTAAATATACCAATGTAGATAACGCATCTTATATTGACGGGTTCTTCTCGTTTTTATGCAGTCACACTCTGCATAAACATAATTTTATTAATTCAATTGACTATCATGGTTCATTTTTGTCAATCCAAGATAAGTTCAAATTCAATATTACGGATGATTATGAATATTTAAACGATTCCAAATATTTTATCAATAATATCAATAAACTTTATAATATAGCAGAGACTCATATTCATGATTTCACTTCATTTGATACAAGACGCAAAAGAATAAAACTTGAATTTACAGATAATGAAATTACAGATTTTGTTACAGAAGATTTGGTTCAAACATTTGATATATCAAATGATGTTGTTCAAATTGATTCTACTATTGAAGAGGTGTATGTAAAAAACGATAGTGACAATGATGATAGTAGTGACAGCGATAATGATGGTGATAATGATAGTGACAATGATGATAGTAGTGACAGTGATAATGATGGTGATAATGATGGTGATAATGACAGCGATAATGACAGCGATAATGACAGCGATAATGACAGCGACAATGACAACGATAATGATAGCGATAATGATAGCGACGATTTGGAAACAGATAGCGACGAAGAAGGC